GGTGCAATTACATCTGGTGATGCAGTATATTCACCGATTTCGCCATATTCACCTCTAATCGCTTTATTGTAAATTTCTCTGCCATATTCCATTCTATCATATGGACTAGCATAGAACAATAATTTTTGTCCATTAATTATTCCAATCAAAGCAATAGGCCCAGTATGATCTGGATTAACATACTGTGGATTATATAGAGTTCTAAAAAACTCATCACGTTGCCCAGAATCTAACATTATGCTATCCTCTGATAATAGTAAAGCAACGTATTAATGGGAGATGGATCAAATGAAACAGTCGCGCCTAATTGCGCCCACAATCCGCCATAATCAGACATTTGTCTACCAGTAAAAGAAGAAGTACCTTGACCTGCTTGCCCAGGAACGACAAGGTACCATGATCCAGGTTCTCCATAACCTGACATAATACCAGCAGCGCCAGGCGGACCTTGTGGTCCTTGCCCGCCTTGTGGTCCTTGAATACCCTGTAAACCTTGTGGTCCTAATCCACCTTGTGAACCCACAGGACCAGGAGGACCAGGAGGACCTGGAGGTCCAGGCGCGCCAGGAGCGCCAGCAGGTAGCTTAGTTTCAAGAAATGCTAGAGAATATCCACCAGTAATAAAGAAAGCTCCATTTGGATAAATATTATTAGTATCAAATTCTAAAAACAACATTCCTTGTAATTCACCACCTGTAAGTGTTTCTCCTTGATGTCCAAGAACAGCATAAGGTCCCCATTGGATACCTTGCGATCCTTCAACAGTAAGTTGAACTGGGCCTGTGCTTACACCCGTGCTACCAGTAATAATCATTCCATTAAATGGACCAGTTGCTGGAAAAGTAAGTCCAATATTACAAAGAAGATTATCATAATCTGGTGATGGAACTGCTGCACCAAAGAAGAAAATATCAGAAGTTATTTCTTTAAAGTTAAGAATTTGAAATTCTGATCCATCAAATTCCATTAATGCTATTTGACCAGTAATTAAATCGTCTGGAGAAAGTTGTGAAAGATCTGATCTTGTAACAGGATGTGCAAGTGATCCTTGCACCTGCATTACCACAGGACCAGTATTACTATTGGCAATAGTAACTGATAAAACAGTACCAACATCAAGACTTGGTAGAGGTGGGTTAGTATTAGCAATTTCAATTAAATTAGGAGTAATACTAATATCAGTACCAGAATAAGTAACATTTGGAACATCGCCCTGCTGTAGCATTTGATTCATTGCACCAGCAGTATGCAAATGACCAAATATAGAACCAGCTGGCCAAGACTGAGGTAATGTGTTTTCTTGACCTCTAACAATAGTCATAGTATCGCCAACAACTGACGTTACATGAACTATTTCTCTTAATTGTCCAGTTAGTTGATCAATCAAAGTTGCAATGAATTGTTCTTGTCCAACAACAGGTTGCGGGAATGTAGCGCCACTTCCAGACGCTACATTGACCTGTGTGCTGGTAGGAAAGATAGACCCAGCAATAGTGCTACTAACATTATTACCAAAGATGAGTCTCATTATTTTTATCCTGTTACTACATCATCCCAGATAAACTGAAATGGCAATTCTAGAATACCAGATCTAACAGCATCAGCAAATTGTGTCATATCAGGTAATGCCGGAAAATTAACAGCCACACTATTTACTTGATTATATCGCATAACATTATATTGAAATAAATCATCATTGTATAACGCGCTATTCACTAAAGTACGATCAATCAAAATCAATCTAATTGTAACATCACAATGCGAACCAAAAGTAACGCTAACTTGATAAGTATTATCTATATTTGGACTTGTACCATTTGTGCCCAATAGAAAGCGCATAACACGCTTTTTGAGCCATTCAACACTAAACCGTTTACCATCACCTTTATGATAATGCCAAGTTATACAACGTCTATAAATATCATCATCAACAAGTGCTGGAGCAGTAGGAAAATAATATTGCCAAAAATTATACTGTTGAGTATTATATTGCCCAGTATTATATGGTCCTATAATAGTTGGAGATTTATACAATAAACTTGGACGAGGATATCCATAAACACCTTGTCCTACCCAATCTAGCAGCGCACCAGAAACAGGATCTTGGGTGTAAATTGGTAAATTAAGAGCATTAAATGTATCAACTATATCCTGTTGCATTTCATTATAAGCACGTATAAATGCTTGTAAATCATCATCATCTGAATATTCTTGATAAAGATATGCAGGAATTGTTTTTAATAAACCAGTTGGACCTTTAGGTGGAAAATCACCTCTTATAAAAGGAGGTGGCGGAGGCTCTTGCGGAAGAATTTGAACTACAACAAATTTATGCCCAACAGCAGTAGAATTTACCCAAACACCATATTCCGATTGCGACGGAATATCAAAACGTTGTCCAGGCTGGAGCGCAACAGTTGTGGAAGTAGTTTGATCAGCGGCAGGACCAGTAGGATCTACGAAGAGAACAGTTGGTACAGATAAATCTTGTTCATAAGCATCTACTGGATTAAATATATACCCACCAAGCGCATCTCCTGATGACACTTGTACTGAATGGTGCGCTGCAAGGATTTTTGATACAAATCCCTTTGTTGGAATTACTGGTTGAGTTACAGCTAAAGCTACATTTACAAATGGATGTGATGGATGGGCTGTCATATTGAATTCACTATTACATTATTGGTAGTTGTATAAAAATAACTGAATGGATCTCCTGGTATAATTCCTGTATCTGGTGTTGGAGGTTGTCCTACTCCATCAAAAGCAACCTCAAAATTAAGAACGGTTACATTTTCAGATGCAAGAATATTCTTAATTGCATCAAGAAATACAGCAGTCATATCATAAATATTTAAAGGTGATATACCAACAAAAAGACTGTTTATGTAATTTACCAATGCTGGTGTTGCAGCTTGTGCTATAGCTTGTGGAGATACATAATTTGGAGAATTAGTATCCCATAATACAACCATAGTTACAAGTTGCTGCGGGGGAAGAATAAATGGAATAAGATAACTATCAGGATAACTATTGAGCGTAACTTGTTGAAGTATAGGATTAGGACTTACAATTCCACCTCCATTATTATATGGGAATAACAATGTACCATCAACAGGAATACTAAAACTATCATCATCAATTATAGTAACTGGATATTTATTCCCATTTAATATTGACATATTACCAGAGATATTATATAATGTCTCTGTCATTCCTGTTAAAAGATTGTGATTATATGCTGTTTCAATAACTACCGGATTAGTGTTTGAGATATTAACAATTTCAATATTAGGGCGCTCAAGACTAACAAGATCACCAAGAGCATAATAAATCGCCCAAGCGACTTGATAAGGATCACCACCACCAACAAGAATTGTCCATTTACAAGTATTTAAATTTTGACGAACTGAAACAAGCCGTTGCACCACTCCAGGAATATTCCAAAGTAATGTTTTAAGGTATCTATCCATACCTGTTGAGGCAGCAAGACCTGCTGTCAACGTTCTAGTTCTAAATGATTGTATAGTTTCTGTTGATAAAGAAGGAATACCATCAGAAGGATTTGTAACAGATAAATTAATATCTATTGGAACAGATGTACCAAAACTTGTTACAGTTCCAGCAGGAACAGGCCAAGTGCCAGCCTGCGTGGCTACAGCATGAATAGGAAGAGAATCACCAAATGAACCAACAACGCCACCATCTGTGCAAACATATTGATAACTACCGTCAGTAACAGTAAAGCCAGGAATAATAATGAATCCAGGTGTACCACTAAATATAAGATCAACAGAAGTATTGTTAGCCGCGCCAGGCTGTATACCATATATATCAATTCCAAGTTGATATAGTATAAAAGCATTAGCACCATAAGGTGTTACAGAATTTATTAAATCAACCATAAATTGATTTGAAATAACAATAGCGGCAACACATGTTGAAGCCACATCTTCTATAAGCGTCGCTGGAAGATTGGCTGTATAGTCTGGATTTGTAGATGCTACCTTA